GGCGAGCGCGCCAAGGCGTCACTGAAAAGGTGGAAATGCTAATGGCTACCAAACCTGGACTCTACGCAAACATCCACGCCAAGCAGGTGCGCATCAAGGCCGGCTCCGGCGAGAAGATGAGGAAGCCTGGCACTGCCGGCGCGCCAACCAACAAGGCGTTCAAGCAATCGGCCAAGACGGCCAAGAAGGGGAAATGACATGCCTCTCGTTAAGTCATCAAGTCAAAAAGCATTTCGTCAGAACGTCAAGGCCGAGGTAAAATCGGGCAAACCTGTCAAACAGGCCGTGGCCATCGCGTATTCCACACAGCGTAAAGCCGGCGGCATGAAGGCACCCGCAAAAGGCAAAAAGTAAATGGATTACACCGGCATAAATAAAGCAGCAAAGGTTGCCAACGTCGGCGGTAATCCGCCCACCAGCAAGGGTGATAGAGACGATAGCGACACGCTGGCTACCATGCGCACCCGCCTGACGATGGCGATTTCTGCGCTGTCTGAGTCGCGCGAAGACGAGCTCGACGATCTGAAGTTTTATGCCGGCTCACCGGACAACCACTGGCAGTGGCCTGCTGACGTGCTGGCTACCCGCGGTGCGGTGCAGGGTCAAACGATCAACGCCCGCCCGACGCTGACCATCAACAAGCTGCCGCAGCATGTGCGTCAGGTTACCAACGATCAGCGCCAGAACCGCCCATCGGGCAAGGTCATCCCAGCGGACGACAACGCCGATCCGGAAGTGGCCGAGATATACAACGGTATGGTGCGGCACATCGAGTACATCTCGGACGCCGACGTGGCTTACGACACGGCCTGCGAGAACCAAGTCAGCTACGGCGAGGGTTACATCCGCGTCATTACCGAATACTGCGACGACACCTCGTTTGATCAAGACATCAAGATCATGCGGGTGCGCAACTCGTTCTCGGTGTACATGGACCCGACCATCCAAGACCCGTGCGGCTCGGATGCGAAATGGTGTTTTATCACCGAAGACGTCACCCGTGACGAATACGAGCGCATGTTCCCTGACGCGTCGCCGATTTCGAGTCTTGAGAACTCCGGCGTGGGCGATCAGTCGTTGAACGTCTGGATCAACGAGGATACGGTTCGGATTGCCGAGTATTACTACGTCGAGTACGACAAGGCGCAACTGAATCTGTACCCAGGCAACGTCACGGCGTTCGAAGGCTCGCCCGAGGCCAAGCAACTGGCACAGATGGGCGTCAAACCCATCCGCACCCGTGAGGTCGATGCCAAGCGTGTGCGCTGGTGCAAGACCAACGGCTATGAATTCCTCGAAAAACGCGACTGGGTGGGCAAGTGGATACCGGTTGTGCGCGTGATTGGTAACGAATTTGAGGTTGACGGCCGTCTGTATGTGTCTGGACTGGTCAGAAACGCTAAAGATGCCCAGCGGATGTACAACTACTGGGTGTCGCAAGAGGCCGAAATGCTGGCTTTGGCGCCAAAAGCGCCGTTTATTGGCTACGGCGGTCAGTTTGAGGGCTATGAGAACCAGTGGAAGACCGCCAACACGCAAAATTGGCCGTATTTGGAGGTCAATCCCGATGTGACGGACGGAAATGGTGCTGTTTTGCCGCTGCCGCAGCGCGCCGCACCGCCGCTACCGCAAACCGGCCTGATTCAGGCCAAGATGGGTGCCTCCGATGACATTAAATCGACCACCGGTCAGTACGATACTAGCTTGGGCGCGACGTCTAACGAGCGATCGGGCAAGGCGATTATGGCGCGTGAGCGTCAATCTGATACTGGCACTTATCATTATGTGGATAACTTGGCACGCGCTATTCGCCACGTCACACGCCAGCTGGTGGACCTGATTCCGAAGATTTACGACACTCAACGCGTAGCTCGCATCATCGGCGTGGACGGCGAAACCGACATGGTCAAGATCGACCCGATGCAGCAGGAGCCGGTCAAGAAGATCGTCAACCAGCAGGGCATCGAGATCGACAAGATTTATAACCCGAGCGTCGGTAAGTACGACGTCGTGGTCACCACCGGCCCGTCCTACATGACCAAACGTCAGGAAGCACTGGACGCGATGGGCATGATCCTGCAGTCCAACCCGCAGCTCTGGCAAGTGGCCGGCGACCTGTTCATTAAGAACATGGATTGGCCAGGCGCGCAGGAGATGGCGCAACGCTTTGCCCGTGTCATTGACCCGAAAGTGCTGGGTGACGGATCGGATGACAGCCCTGAGCTGCAGATGGCCAAGCAACAGCTGCAGGCTATGGCGCAGGAACTCGACCAGCTGCACGGCATGCTGCAAAACGTCGGCAAGTCGGTCGAAATGCAGGACATGGAGCGCAAGAACTTTGAGGCTGAGATCAAGGCGTATCAAGCCGAGACTCAGCGCCTGTCAGCCGTCTCTGGCGCCATGAACCCCGAGCAAGTGCAGGAAGTCGTGATGCAGACGCTACGCGACGTTATGTCGGCAGGTGACTTGGTCATGGAGCAGCAGGGCATGATAATGCCTGGCGGCGTGCCGGAGGGCATGGAGCCTAACCAGATGCAGGGTATGCCGGAACAAATGGAAGCGCCGCAAGGCGAAATGATGCCACCTCAAGGGATGCCACCACAATGAAAGCCGCTGATTTCGTAGGAATGCTGTTTTTGGGGCGCGATGTCGCCCACAGCGTCCATCTAAACACCCGTAGCTTCTCAAAGCACATGGCTTTGAATACGTTTTACGACGAAATCGTCGATTTGGCGGACAAGTTCGCCGAAGCGTATCAGGGTAAATATGGTGTGCTAATTGGTCCAGTTTCGCTACAATCCGCCAAGAAAACCGGCAATATCATAGAGTTTTTGGAAGATCAGCTGGCTGAAATTCATGCAGAACGCTACAAGGTCGTCGACAAGGAATGCACAGCAATCCACAATATCATCGACGAGATTGAAGGTCTGTACATGTCAACGCTGTACAAACTGAGGTTTCTTGCATGACGATACCTGTATCTCAGACCAAGTTTGGTAAAAATGAACCGTTTGAACTGCAAGTTTCACGCGGCGAAGTTCCCGATCATCGGTCGGTAATAGTCTTTGGTTACAACCCCGATGTAGATACGTCTGAGGTGACGGTATGGCCGTTGCCATCTATTATTTCGCATCCTGCTGCCGCGCTGCAGATGAAAGTAAGCTCTACCAATGTCAACGATACGGCAGCAGGCACGGGCGCACGCACGATCGTTATTCAAGGCTTAAACAACGGTTACGCAGAAATATCGGAAACGGTAACATTAAACGGCCAGACTGAGGTCTTAACGACAAACCTTTTTCTTCGTGTAAATTACGCGTATGTTGCCACCGCAGGCAGTACTAATTCAGCCGCTGGCGACATTTATATTGGTACCGGCACCGTCACGTCCGGCGTGCCTGCTACGGTCTACGACATCATTAAATATGATTTTAACAACACCGTAACCGGCCACTATACGATCCCTGCGGGATACACAGGTTATCTAGCTCAAGGACTTTTTTCGGCAGGTCAAGCTTCAGGTTCTACGCAGGTGCGCGGGCGGTTGTTGACTACGGGCACTGACCGCATTCGTCGTACAGCAGCGGTGACTACGGTCAATAACGGCGTAGCCGATTATGCGTTTGAGTACCCAGTACCCATACCGGAAAAAACGGATGTTGAGGCCACAGGCATAGGCAACGCCAACAACAATGGCGTGTCTTGCATGTTTATTTTGGTTTTAGTTAAAAATACTACGGGTTAATCATGGCAAATTACACCTATATCACGGCCACGGCCAACATTAAACCGGCAGCCGGTAAGCTAAAGGGCATTTTTGTCAGCGCAGCCTCTAGCACTCCGACGATTACCGTGTACGATTCGGCCGCGGCTACAACGACTACGACCATCTTGGGCACGTTCACTCCAGCAGCTGCGACATCATATTTGTTGCCACTGGACGGCGCGTATGCTAAAAATGGCATCTATGTGGTTATCAGTGGCACTGTGAATGCCACCGTGATCTACGAATAAATTTGTTTTACCCGCACTGACGCGGTACGTCAGGGATTCTTCAGGAATCGAAAATGTCAGAAGAGCTTCAAAACCAAGTAGCGGAAACTCCCGCGCCAGAACAGGTACCGACGGCAGAACCTGTAGCTGAAGAAACACAAGCGCCGGAAGACCAGTCGACCGAACAGCAGTCCAAAACCTTCACACAGGAAGAATTGGATGCGATCGTCGGCAAACGGCTTGCAAGAGAACAGCGTAAGTGGGAAAGAGAGCAGTCTCGCAGAGCACAGGAGGCTCCACAGCCAACTGCAGCCCCGTCCCTCGAACAGTTTGAGTCCGTTGATGAGTACGCTGATGCACTGGCTACTCGCAAGGCCGAAGAACTGCTTGCACGACGGGAAGCCGAGCGGCAAAAAATGGATATGCTCGAAGCGTATCAGGATCGTGAAGAGGAAGCGCGGAGCAAGTACGAGGACTTTGAACAAGTCGCGTACAACCCCAAGCTGCCGATTACGTCCGTGATGGCTGAGACTATCCAAGCATCGGATTTGGGACCAGACCTTGCGTATTATTTGGGTACCAATCCGAGAGAAGCTGATCGCATTTCTCGTTTGTCGCCGTTCCTACAGGCCAAAGAAATCGGAAAAATCGAGGCCAAAATCTCGGCTGAACCGGTTTTAAAGAAAACGACAAGCGCCCCACCGCCCATCGCGCCTATTTCAGGCCGTGGCACTGGTGCTCCGACTTATGACACTACGGACCCTCGCTCTGTGAAGAGCATGAGCACGTCGGAGTGGATTGAAGCGGATCGTCAGCGTCAGATGAGGAAGTTGGAAGCTCAACGTAACCGCTAATTTTTGAAGGAATATCATGGCAAACTCGATTCTTACCATCGACATGATTACCCGCAAGGCTCTCGAAATCCTCGAGAACAACCTGGTAATCTCTCGTAACGTCAACCGCCAATACGACGACTCGTTCGCCGTTGAAGGCGCGAAGATTGGCTCGACTCTGCGTATCCGCCTGCCGGACCGCGCTCTGGTGACCGACGGTGCCGCCCTGCAAACTCAGGACGACAACGAACAGTACACCACCCTGTCGGTCGCTTCGCAAAAGCACATTGGCATCAACTTCACCTCTGCTGAACTGACCATGCAGTTGGATGACTTTGCTGAGCGTGTTCTGAAGCCGCGTATTTCGCAGCTGGCATCGTCGATCGACGCTGACGTTGCTAATGCGTATCAGAATGTTTTCAATTCCGTCGGCACTCCCGGCACCACCCCATCGACTTCGCTCGTTCTGCTGCAAGCGCAACAGAAACTGAACGAAAACGCTGCTGTGATGTCACCACGCTACGCAACTGTTAACCCAGCTGCTAACGCTGGTCTGGTCGAGGGCATGAAAGGCCTGTTCAACCCGACCGACACTATCGGCCGTCAGTTCAAGAACGGCATGATGGGCACCGGCGTGCTGGGCTTCGACGAAGTCAACATGTCTCAGTCGATCAAACAGCACACCA